GTTATGCGTTGCTAATTCGTAACCGTTTGCTTGTGAATGTTCCTCGACCGCTTTTTGCACGTCTGCGCATGTCCAATCGTGGCCGCTGAAAATGCCGCTTTGTTTTACTTTGCCGTGCCATGCTGATAGGTCTTCTTTGACTGATTCGTAATCATGCGCTCCGTCAATCCAAATCGCATCTATGCTTGCGTCTGCAAATAGTTTCGATGCCGATACGCTGTCAATTTCATGCGTGGCGATCATCGCGCCAACCTTTGCGTTAGTTATGTTTTGTAGAAATTGATCTAAAAACGATTCGCCTTTAAATTGGAAAATATCAACGCAATGAATTTTTACGTTAGGCTTGCCGATGTCTTGCAATCTTTGCGCAAGATAAATAATTGATTTTCCTAGCCATGCGCCCACCTCTACAAACGTGTCTCCGTCTTTAAGTGTTTTTGCAATGTTGTCGTAATGATCTCGATAGTCTAACCATCCGTGAACATCTTCGCTGACAAGTGTTTTTTCTGTTAGTCTTTTTGTGATTCCTTCTCCCATTCTGTAGCGATAGTTTTCATTTGACCGAGCGTAGATTTCGTCCATTTCAGCCTTGCCGAATACCGGATGCAAATGCTCAAAAACAATGTTGCGCGCTTCAATAATTACGCCGTCTGCGTATGCCTGTTGAGTAAAATAATCATCTGAGCAAACGCTGAAAAACTCAGGATGAAACATGTATTTTTGCTTTTCGTAACGCGCACGTGTCATGATCGCCATGCAAAGCAAGTTATCCGTTCTGCTGCCATCGCTTATGGCTAACACTTTTTCTTGTGATGTGTTGCCAATCGCGCTCAGAATCATTTCATCCCAATGCATCGGAGGATTCCAATCATCGCTGAGTTGCAACAATACTTCGCCGCATGATTTTTGTGCCGCTGCGTTCCATGCCGCCACGCTTCCCGCGCTGCCGTTAGTCAAAGCGTGATTATGCACTGACAAGAAAATGCCGTGCGCGTCGTCGTTGTCTAGTCCAAAAATATGCTCGATAGCGTCTGGATTCTTTGCTTTGTTTAGCCATAGTCGCCGCGCATCAACCGCTTGTTTGCATCTGCCACGAGTGGCGTGGATCAGTGAAATCTTTTTACCGTTACGAATGAAGTGGTTAGTTTCGATAGCGTCGGCTTCATCCATAAATCCGTTAGCTCGTAACGCCATGCCATGAAGTTGAATCCCTAAATATCCACTGTATTTCTGCCGCACGTTCCATGCGCCTGTGCCGCCATTTACGGCTTGCATTGCCGTTGTGATAGCTAGCGCGTCTTCGTTGCGGTTCAATCCCAGATAGCAAAGACAAAGCTCGCCGTATGCCTCCTTACGCGCAGGATCAACGGATAACGCCTGTAGGTTCATTTGCAAGCGGATTTCGATGTCGTTTGCCATTTGTCCCGCCGCGATGAATAGCTCGTATTTTTCAGCCTTGCCAAGTGCATCCGATTTGTCGGCAAGCATTTCGCAAATTAAGTTAGATGCCGCGCTGATTTGCCCCGTTGCCCGTAGCGATTGGAACAAGTGAAATTTGTGTGACGTTGTTGGTTCTGCGATGCTTTGCAATATGCGCAAATTGCGCTCGTCGTTGCGTTCGCGTGTTCCTTCTGGTCTGTGTAGAATCACCGCGCCGTCAACCTTGGCAATCTTCGGTTCGCTGACAAATTGCAAATACTCATGGATTGGCGAGTTCCATTTTGCACGACCTTTGCGAATGATTCTTTCGCGCATGACCGTTACGCCATCCTCTGGCACGTGGTAAGCAATCTCGATGCCGTCAAAATCTTCTGGCAATAAATCGCACGTTTCGCGGATTCGTTTGATCGACTCTGGATCAATTACATCGTCCGTATCTGCCCACATAATAAGCTCATGCGATGCCGCATCAAAAGCCATTTGCCGAGCCGCTGCGAAGTCGTCAACGTGTGGCCAGTCGTGCTTGTTTCTATATTCACCCGCGAAGGTTGCGCCGAGTGCTTCTGCTAGTTCTTTTGTCTTGTCTGCTTCTTGGTTTCCAATAGCACGGACAAAAACAATTTCGTCAACTAGCGGTGAGAATGATTTGATAAATCTTTGAATGTAGTTTTCAACATTCCCGACAATAATACATAAACTCAGTTTTTCTTTTTTCATATTTTTTATATCTGTAAAATGTTTGCGCCGATGGCCTGTGACAGCCATCGACGCGCTATGAACAACACAAACAAATCAAGTTGTAGGAGTCGTGAACACTTTCAAAGCGTTCGTGACGGCGGTTGAGTAACCGTAAAGCATGTGCATGTTTGCAAAGTAAGTCCCCGATGCGCGGGAGTAGTGGCGAGTGTAGAGCGCGGATAAACCGCTTTCGTCGTCAACCATTTCCTCGATGGCAATGTAGTCTTCGGCTGGCAAGTATTGACCAAGCGAGCGAGAAGCAAAAGCAATCGCGTCTTGACCGCAAGCAAAGCCAGTGAGTGAAACACTGTTACCAGGTATGATGTCAGATCCGTAAACTTGCATTCCGAAAAGGCGACCAAGTGATCCTTCTTTAATCGCTTCGGTGTCGCCGCGATTGAAGTAGTTAACTAAGTTGGTATCGCCAAGCAATGCGCCTTCGATGACAGTATTGCCGATGAAGCTGTATTCACCTTTTGCGCCGGCTTGTTTAAGCTGCTTGCGAGCTTCGATAAGTTGGCTCTTGGTGTAGTTAGCCGATGCGGTCGTGATGACTGCAGATCCGTAGTTGGTCGTAGTAATCAAGCTCATGATGTCTTGCAGAACAGTAACGCCCATTGACTTGCCGAGTTGATACGCCCACTTGTCCCATCGTCCAGCGTTGCTAGATTCTGCGAGTTGTTGGTGAGTAAGACTCACTGGAGTAATCTTACGCTTGTCGAGTGTAACAGTAACGGCGGTGATTAAACCTCCAGTTTGTTCCATGACGGTTGATCCTTGAGTAAAGGTAGTGGTCGTTGCGTTGCCAAAGAGTGGCACAACAACGGCAGAGCCTTCTGATTTCACATCGCTTGAGATGTCAGTCGAGAATGCGCGGAGTGGCAAAAGCAGATCAACAAGTTGTTGGAATGCGGTTTGCGCGAATAGTGTATCATTAAATACTGTAGCCATAATTATTTAGTTAGTTGAAGTTGAATTTCTTTTTTGTGTTTTTTCACGTAAGCCGTTTTTTCGGCTGGTGAGAGATTTTTGATATGTTCCAAGTGATTGGTCGGTGCTGGCTCATCCATCGAGACATTAAGCGGAGCAAGCCCAGCCTGTGCGGCAATTTCGATTGCACGGGCGTTTGCCGATGCTTCGACTTCGACAAGTTTCAAATTAAGCGCGTCAAGTTCAGATGTTTTTGCGGTTACTGCGTCTTTTTCAGCTTGTAGCTGTGTTTGCGCTTCTGTTAGTTGTGCGGTGATCGTTTCGTTAGACGCTTTAGCTTCTGCCAATTCAGTAACGGCATTTTGCAAATCACTTTCGCTAGTTGCAAGATTTGCACTTAGCTCGCTGATTTGATTTTCAGCATCAACAATGGCAGATTCCAAGCCGATAACTTTTTCGGTAAGTGCTGCGTCTGGTTTGAAACGATCTAAAATACTAGCCATATTCTTTGCTTTGGTGTCAAAAATTGAATCTGCGAATTTCTTAGAAACTGATTCTTTCGCAGTCATCCAAGTTTCCGCTTTCATCATTTCTCTGATTTCGTCAGATTGGATTCCTGTTTTTTCTGAGTAAAGATTGGCGATGTCGGCAGAAAGATTGTCCACCAAGTCAGCGGATTTTCTGAGCGATTCCGCGTTGCCCGATGCCGAGACAGATGCGTCATGAATCATCATGCGTCCGTGCGGCACAATCTCCACCTTGTCACACGCCATGCAAATAACGCTAGCCATGCTTGCTGCCATACCCGTGATGGTAGCTGTCACATATACACCACGATCTTGAAGCGACTTGATTTCCTGATACATCGTGTATCCGTCAAAGATGCTTCCACCTGGAGAATTGATTTCGATATTGAGCGTATCAATTCCGTTTTCAGCGGCGTTCATAATCTCGCCAAAATCTGCGCCTTCATTGCTGGCAGTTGCGCCAAACAATTTTCCGATTTCGTCAATCACTTTACCGATAGACTGCTTTGTAACAGTATCGTTGAGCTTGATTTTTCCTGCTTTGTTTTCAATCTGTAGATGGTTCATCTTCTGTTTCTTCTGGTTGGTCGTTTGGTTCTTCTGGCACTTCTTTTTCTCCGCTCATTTCCGATGCGTCAACTTGTGGCATGTCGTTTGCGGTGAGCATTTTCATTTCTCGCGGGTCAATCGTAATTCCCAATCCGCTTTCGTTGACCGCTTTCATTTTAAGTTTTTCTTGCACTAAGTAGGAAATGCGCTCGTCCAAATGCTCATCTGGTGACTTGCCAAGGAATCCGAGAACGTCTTGAGGATTCAAGAAGCCAGCTTTCCACATTTCGATGAGTTCTTTCGATACCCGCCCGTCGTCAATCGTGATCTTTTTCGGATAGGTGAATTTCCATTTATACCATCCCTCCGCTTCTGGTAATCTTCCGAGCTTTACAAACTTGGCGACAACGTAGCCAATAATGCGGTTCGCTGCATATTCAAGTAAATCTTGCCTGTCCTCGACGGCTCGTTGTGCGCGTCCAAGGTCTGCCCGTTCTGCCGTGCCTTGTCCCGTTGCGTGCCAAACCATCGAATAGGGCCAGTTGATTCCAGCTAATGCTTTGCGATAAATGCGGTTCTGGAATGATTCCCACATGTCCCCAGGTCGATCGTTCTTGATTGTCTCAAGTTTGCCGCCGCTTTTGGCTGCGAAATACCTAACCGTCCCGCCTTGGTAATTCTCGTTGATGATTCCTGTTTCTGTGCAAGTGCCGTTGCCGTTGATGACGTTTTGATTGTCATCTAGGTCTGGCAATCCTGTTTCGTTATGCTCGATAAGCGCAATGCTTGAAAGCATCAACTGTGCGTAACGCTCCCATTCGTGGGATTGTAATGAGTCGCGCAAATCGTTCAATGCGTGGGTAAATGCTGGCAATCCTCGCCCTTGTTCTTGCCAAGATGGATCGAATACATGAACTATATTTTGCGCTTCTAGGTATTTTATCAGTTCTCCTTTGTCGTCGATAAAGCAATACGCCAATGGCGCGCCGTTACCGTAGATAATTCCATCGGTTAAAATCTTCCCGCGATACGTTCCCGTTTCTTGTTTTCCGTCATCGAATCCTTTTGGCGTTGCGATTCGATGCGATGGTATTTGCTGGATTCGTGGGTAGTCGTTTTCTGTTTTTGTTAGCAATATAAACGCTTCTCCGTCACGATCAATCGCGCAAGATGTCGAATAAAGATTAGTCTGAAATGTGTTTTGACCGCCGCGAACGTCGCAAATTTTATACCATTCTTCGTTGATTAGTTCCTCCGCTTTGATTGCGAATTCACGGTCTTTTGATTTGGATTGCGCTTGCCATGAGCGTCCAACGGAATACATGGCTTTTTGCTGGATTGCTCCGAGCAAGATGCCTTCATTCAGATACAAACGCCGCGAATATGAAGCAAGCGTCATGCGGTCTCTCGCCGGCACAAGCTCACTGATGTCTTTCATCTGGACTGGCTGAAATGGTCGCGCAGATGAGCTTCTTACTGCCCCCTGTGCTGCCGTATATGGATTTCCGTAGGTGTCAACGATCATAATTAAAACATGTTGCCGACTGTGCGACTGTTAGGTCTAATGTTGCGTTTAATTGCGTTGATTGCGCGATTCAAAACGACGATGCGGTCTGTCTCTGGCAGACTAACTAAAACCGTGTAGCTTATGCCATTTTTTTGGCTGGAAGTCAGCGTATTGCCACCACCTTTTGACAACGTGCCATTTAATGCGGCTGTTCTCGCTTCGATTAGCGATTGCAATAGTGTAGGATCGTCTAACGATGCGTCATACCATGCTTTGATTAAGTCAGCCACTCCCATGCTTGGGGCGACATGTCAAAAATCATTCTTCCGTTTCGGATTCTGGTGTGCCGATTAAGCCAAATATTGAAGCAAGCACGATTTGCATGTTTTCACAATCGACGGCATGGTTGTCATTGTGTCTTTTAGTCCATCGCGCTGTTTTGCCCTCTCCACGCCTAACCTCTGCGTCTATTTGTCGTAAGTATTCACTGCCAACATCATCGGGGATTTGCCAATCAACGCCGCGCTGATTTCGCAGTTGAAAAAGTATATCCTTGTGTGATGTATTGGAGAAATACGCCACCATCGTTTTCTTGCCATCACTAGCCGTTACCGATTGATACGGCGAATACGATTTGAAAATGGTTTTCCCTTGCCTATTACGATGCGGGTATTGATCGCGTTGGTCGCCCCTTAATGCAAGCCACCCGTATTGAGCGCACCTCTTGTAAACCTCGTCTTTTTGAAACCCGCAGTCTATCTGCGTCTTGCGGTTCTCAACTTTGTAAGTTTCTTGAATGACTTTGACCCGCTCCCATGTATCGACTTTAGAATAAAACAAAAGGCGTGAGTTCCCACCGAGTCCCCAGGCGCGAATTGCCACCCAAAAGTGGTCTGCTTGGCGGTCGATTGTCATAAAGCGGTGTGATTCATCCTCCCATGTTTCCCCGTTTGCATAGTCGCGGATGGAATAGCCGTGACCGGTTAGCTTTACCCGCTCGTCCTCTTGCTCATCGCTCCAAAATTCGGCAAGTCGTTTCTGGATGAATTGTTGCAGTAGTTTCAGATTCCCCCGCGCCACTTCATCCATCGCGTTACATCGCTCGATGACTAGCCTCCATAACGGTAGCCGCCAGTTACAAAGAGCGTTGTAATGGTATCCGTAGCTGTCAGGCATGCCCTCTTTAATCTGAACGTAACGCGCCGAGATTGCCAACTCTCGCCTTGGTTGTGGTTTGTCTTGTAATCGGTAGTCGCAATCGACGTTCGCGCACTTTATTTGTGCGGATTGTGCCATTTTTACGCGGTCTGTGATCGTAGTGTCGTAAATTACGTTTTCCCATTTCCACGCTTGCTCATGCTGGCATTGTGGACACGTAAAGCAAAACTCGCGCATTGCGGTGTTCTCGCATTTCTTGTGCCACTCGGTATTCACAAAGCCGCCTTGAGCCAAAAGATAAAACTGCCGATTCCATCTGTCATGTAGCCGCCCCTCCGCTTCTCGA